CACCAAGGAGGGGATTAGCTGGATCAACCCACACCCAAGCAGGGTTTTTTGGGACAACGACTCACCTCTTACATCTGTAAACACAGACACCGGCAGCGAATACATAGGGTTCTGGGACATAGCCAGATACGGGGACATCATGCAGAACGCGGAGTATTTTAACCGCGACACGGTAAGCTACTCCTCTGCAACCGCCGGGTTGTTTACGCAGTACAACACATACTTCAACACCTACTACACACAGATAATCCCCCCCCACACAAACGATGACCTTACCAGTTGGAACGACAGGAAGAACACGGTTGGAATTTATTCCGGGGAAATGCAGGACACCTCTGTTTTTATTACGGATTACTTCTGGAAGATGGTGCCGAACCAATGGGGGGTTGGCGACTACCCGTATCCAATCTGGGTGCATTTAAGGATAGCCGGTGACTCAACCGTAATCTTTGCGGAGTTCCTGCCAAGCTCACCGGCAGCCGTGTTCAGCTTCAACGAGAACGACAGCAGACTTCGGAATCTTTCGGTGGCACACGAACTGATGCCGTTCCAAGACCAACTCACCAACCTGTTCAGCCAGTTACTTGAGACAGCCAAGGCTGATATGTTTGCGGTGGGAGTTGTAAACACAGACATATTTCCTGACACAGAGGAGGGGATGAGTGTCAGGGATGAGTTCAGGAAGACCATGAAGGGGGAGAACTTTTATGCCACAACCCATGTGCTTGAGGCGTCCTTCTCGAAGCTCGCTAACCTGGGGATAGACACATCGCCCGACAATGTGTTCAAAATAATCAGGAGCCAGCCCAATGGAAACATCAACAATGTTTTTCAGTCGATAACCCAGTTGCTTCAGATGGCTGAACGCCTGATGGCATTAAGCCCACAGGAACAGGGCCAGCCAGCCCCCAGGGAAACAAGTGCCACCGAGGTAATGACCATCAACAACACAACCGAGTCGGTTTACAGTTTCATTAGCGAGGCGGTTGATGAGGGGCGGGCGGCCATGAAGCGCATCATATATGAGGGGCTGATGAGCATGGGAAGCAATACGATCCATCTCCCGGTTAAGAACAGGTACAGTCCTGCTGTCATTGAACAGGCGGGGTTTGAGATTGACCCGTCAGACTTGGAGTTCATGTCACCTGACCTTGAGCGAAGGCATACTGTCATTGGGAGCAAGAAAAACCTGATAATGGACTACATCTTCACCAGTCGTGACGGGTCAGAACGAAGCTCAAATGTTCAGGAAGCCCAGGCATTGCTGCAATTGTTCCAGATTATATCGCAAACCCCAGTCATACTGGAAGCCTTGGGCAAGGATAAATACTACGAAATCCTAAATGAAATAGCCCGGAAGAGTGGGGCATTGGATTTCAAACTTGAAGTGCCACCAGGAGAAGACAATCAGCTTGGTGGGCCAGGGCAGGAAATGGAGGGAGCAATGCAGGAACTCGTTGGCGCAGTCCAAACCAACGCGCAAGAAATTTCAGGACTTAAAGATTTGTTGGGACAACAGGAAGTCAAACAGGAGGTGGTGCAGAAGGAACTTGAAGAGGAACAGGCTGTCCCAGCAGAAGCAATTCCCTTTGGGGAACCACAACAACAACAAATATGAGCGAAGAAGCAGTCGCAGAACAAATAGAGGAAAAACCACAAGTCGAAGAACAATCAGAAGAAACCCAGGAAGAAACCCAAGAAGCAGTTGAGGGGGATTCTTTCATGGATCAGATTTTTACTGACCTCGGCGTGGTTCAGGAAGAAGAAACAGAAACCCCTGAAGAGAAAGGAGAACAAGGTGAAGAAGAACAAGAAGCCCAAAAAGAAGAAGGGGTCGTGGCAAGCGAGGCCGAAGGTCGGGGCGAGGGGAGAGAGGCAGAAGAAGCACTTCAGGTAGAAGAGGAAAAGCCCAGGAAGAGGGTAACGTACAAAGCCCCAAAGATTGACTACGAGGAAATCAGGAGGACTGTACGCGAGGAAGTATCAAGGCAACAGCCTCCGGCTCCTGACCCTGCCCCGGCCAAGCAGGCGGTAAGGGAGATTGAAGATGAAGCCCCCGCTGATCTGGTTCCAGAACAAATGGAGGAACTGGAACTGGCCAGGTTTGCCGAGCAAAGATACCCGGACAAATATCAAGGTCAGGCCAACAAGCTCCTGTCTTTCTACAAGAAACTTGACGAGTACGCGGCCAAGAGTGACGGGTCGCTGGACGATGACGACGCTGAGTTCCGTGAGTTTGTAGGCAAAAACAAGCCCAAGCTCCCCAACACCAAGCGGCTGGAAAGGGAAATGATTGCAGACCTGGCAGCCAAACAGGTTAGGAATGAGAAGGATTCCGTTATCAACGACCTCAAGGATAAGGTTCGGATCCTAGAAACAAAGCCCGCGCTGGAGAAAAAGTTTTCGGCCTTCACCTCTGAACTGCAAAAAGCGGGTGAGATCGAAGATGACCTTGCCAAGCCGATTTATGAGCAGCAGCTAAAGTCGGCAGAAAATGTGGGGCAAGAGTACCTGGACTTGTACTACGGTATGAAGACATGGGATGAAAGGAATCCTATGCAGAAATGGATTGTCGATTTTGTCACCCACCAATCAAATTATTTTGTGCGGAAGGGTGGCAAGGCTTTGGACAAGGGAGGCAAAACATTTATGACACCGGCAGATTATTCTGCACACGGAAAGGCAGACAGCAATTGGACGTTCGGCCCTGATGAAATCTTAAAGATGTTTAACAATTTCTTTACGAACACCGCAAAAAAACAGGTGGAATCAGAGTATGAACGCCTTGAAAAGCTGGGCTTCACAAAGCCAAAGGGAAAGAAGTCCTCGAAGTTAGGGAAAACAAGGGAGGATGCCAAGCCTATAACCACACCCAAGGCGAAGACCGCCCAGTCACCTGGGGCTGCGGAATCAGGGGACGCAGAGGACACATCCCTTGGTGAAGACCTGGTGAAAACCTTGGGCATGGACTTCACCCCATTTTCCACATTGTAACGGAATTAAAATTCCATCTGCTAAAATAATATTTCTTTAGGTTTTTTCCCCAACATTAGCGTTTAGCCATAGCCAAAGCGTATATTTCTTTTGTTACCCTAAATGGGGTAGATAGGAATATAAAATATTATGGCTAATACGACGCTAGTTTCAGCAGTAGGCAATTGCACACCTCGACACATTATTGTCGATGATGCTAAAGGCTGTTCGTTAACGAGGGCAGACATAGTTGCCTTCAAACGCAGCGACTTCGAGGATCAAGCATCCAAGGAAGTCGGGATGGACAGGATCATCGCGCAGACTACCGAGGCTCGCCTTGCTGGTATGCACGAGAAATCCCTGTATGACTTGTTATTGTCACGCCACGTTGCCTTGGGTGAGAAGTCTGGTGGCGGTTCGCAGTCTGTGATTGCGCCGTTCACTCTGGTTCCACGCAGGAACACGCTGAATTTTAACTACTTCCAGGTTGAGTCGCAGTCTGTTGCCGTCCACGCCGCGGGCTATTTCACGGCCTTGACTGATACCACCATAAAACCAGGTGTGAAGCACGACACTTACGGAATCATTCCAAAAGCAGCCATCGTGTTTGTGGTGAATGCCGGAACGGATGTGCAACCTGGCGGTGGTACTCATGCTCTTGAGAAAACCAACTTTAACAAGAGTCAGGTTTCCGACCTTGAGCAATACTTTCATCCAGGGGCTTATGTAAATGTGATGGCAAACGGTAAGTCGATGGGAGCCAATTTCTCGGGCAACGACAAAGCTGCAAATTATGTTCAGTACCGAGTGTACTTCGCCGAGAACGCTAATTCTGGTACTGACCAAAAGGCTCGCGTTGTGATGGCTCCAAGTGACTACGCACAGGGGGCAGTAGGAGATGCGATTGAAACTCTCTGGGATGCCTTGAGTACCGCCGGGAAGGCTGATGCTGGCTATGAAGTGGCAACAACCGGCGGAGCCACGGGCATGATTATGGGCAACTCGGTGAGCGACTACGAGAAGTGGTGTCACCAAGGGCCGGCCATCAACGATCTTACGTTGATAGAATATTGGCAACAGACTCAACGCTGGACACATCAGTACAACGAGGAGTACCTGAAAGCCCTGCAAGCTCCGTTGACTTCGGAGTATTTCAAGAAGTTCCGCCAGTTGCCTCTCGCCCAACAGCGCAAGCAACAGGAACAGTACCAGCAGAATGCCTTCATGAACTCCGTGTTCTACGGGCAAAGGATTAACGCCAATCAGGCGGTTGAGACTTACACGAGTCTGCCCACGGTTATTGACCCTAATGCGGGGTCTACTGCTCCCTGGCAAACTGGCCTCGGTGGCTGTGTTACTGCTCCAACGATTGAGTACAAGTCCAACACACTTGGTATTCGCACACAGTTGAACGACTGCTCTCGCACTTGGGACAACGAAGGTGCGGCATTGAACTTGGACATCTTGTTCGAGACTATCTATATGCTGAAGCGTGAGCGTGAGAACTCCGGCGGCTCGGTGGACACCATCGACGCCATGACGGATCGGTTCACATCTGCCAAGATCAGGGACTTGATGACCAAATACTACAAGGCCAAGTATTCTTCTGACCTGACGCTGTTCATGCAGCCGAAACAGCAAGTTACATTCAACGGCCAGGTGGTCTTTGAGTACAACAAGTACGACTTGCCAGACCAAGGGGTTAGCTTGGCAGTCTTCACGGATACATTCTTTGATGACAAGCTAGGTGCAACGCTGTCAGTCACAGACGGAAGCACGGCCAACAGGAACATCGGTCGTCAACTCTGGTTGATTGACTGGTCGGACATTCAGATCAACGTCCTCAAGACTGCGAGCGTGAAGCGTCAGACCAACACCGCTGATGACCTTTACAACTGTGTCATTCAACCCAATGTCTCCCACTATCAGTTGAATAGTAAGACATACGAGGTGCGTGTGGGTAACACCAACCGTCACGCTTTGGTTGAAAACTTCAGCGACGCCTCACCTAGCGTGAGCGTTGCCGGGGCCGATGTAACTATCACTTAATAACATTTGGGTGGGGGTCTTAACCGGCCCCTGCCCTTAACTTTTAATATAATAATATGTTAGTAGAAAAATTAATAGGAAGTAAGTCTTACGACACCTTCACAGACTTAAAAGCTAATGCTGGCCGTGGGCATTTTACCCATAGGATTACAATTGATTATTCGGATTACGCAGCGTTTGATTCCGCTTTAGTAGGAAATGTATATCCCGAACTGGCTGTCGGAGCCACTACTACATTCGGCGGCAACGTAACCTCATACCCCAACTCAGGACTGCTTAAAGGGTGGATGGTAAGAAGTGCTGTTTGTGAAGTCGTTACTCCTTTCACCGGCATAGCCAACCAAACGTCAGTCATATTTGAGTTTGGCGGGGAAGCAGGCGGGGAATCGGATTACCCAAATGAACATGATAACTTGATTAGAAAGTTTAGAGTGAATGGCGCGACGCTTGACGGCGTGGTTCGTTCCGATGGGGGTTTCTGGGGGAACAGCGATGCGGAGTACGGTTCAAAATCCGGCGGCGGGTATGTCCCTTACGGCGGTGGCGGCGGCGCGAACGTAAGGTTAACGGCGGGGCTGGAAGCCACGGTTAGTAGCGGGGCGGACAAGCTCGACAATCTAACGGCTGGTAAACTTCGTGTCTACTTGGATATTGTGGACATGAATAAGCTGGCGACTGGCTGGCAAACGGTGACATTGTAAATTTAACATAGGCGGCAAGAACCCCAGAAAGTAAAACGTCATGGCAATGGCAAAGAATGGAAAAGTCAACGGATCGCGTCCGAAGCCGTTGCGTCCGAAGCCGCCGTCGCGTCCGAAGCCGAAGCCGAAGCCGCAGCCGAAGAAACCAGGGGCCACCAAGAGAGCCGGGCCGCTGGTTCTCTTTTGCCGCGCAGAGCCTCGCAAGAAGCGCGGCCGAAAGTAACCGAAAGTAAAATAGCATGGCACGGAAAAAGAAAGATGAAGACATGAAGGGGCCGAGTTA